GCCTTTGTAGTGGTAGAACCAACCGTAGTGGTCAGCGTTGTAATTGCCTGCTGCATCAGAGCCTGTCCCAGCTGCATACCGACACTCTTCAAGAGTACAGCGAACACATCCAACCGCTGTCGGCGAACAGCTTCGTAAGAAGCCTTTACCAGTCTGCCGTACTTGTTCAAAGTCAGGGCAGTGGTTGCCTCCAAAATGGTGGAGCTGGTCATTGCTGCCCCCTGTGCAACTGTTCCGTATGCATCGGTTTCCGTGATGGTGCAGCCCAGATACTGACTGCTGTCCGTGTGGGTTTCCACAGCGGTCAAATCAGACAGCATAGAAGCGTCAATGCCCTGCTGTACAGCACGGCGGACAAATTCCGGGAACAACACTGCACTTTCCGTGCTGGTAAAGAACTTTTCCACCCGGTCGCACTGTGCACCGCTGATGCGGATATCAAACCGCTTCAGCTGCCGTTCGTAGGCATCCAACCCAGCGAGGGGGGTATCTGCATACTGTGCAGACGGGTCGAGTGCTTCCAGAGCCTGTACAAAGCTCTTGTTGGTCAGATGATACAAACCCTTTTCCAATTTCAAATTCTGATACATAAAACAATCTCCTTTTTTGATTTAATTTTTTTGCAGGTTCTGTTCAATCTGCATGGCTTGTGCCGTATGCAAACGAGCAAGAGCCTGTTCGGTTTCATCCTGTAAGTTGATGGTATCCCATTCCACGGAAATCTCTGCTGTAGAGCCGATGGTACGCAGAAAAGCGGTGCAAATCTGCTGAATAACGGGAGTCAATAGCCGGCGGTAATATTCCAGTTCGGAAGTCAAAATATCTGCCTGCTGCGTACTCATTCGTTCTGTGGAGGACCAGTTCAGCCCGAGCAGAAACGGCGGAATCGAAAGCTTGGAAACAATCTGTTCCAACAGCTGCCGAACGGGGATTTCCGTATCCAGCAGGGGATTTTCTGCCCCGATGACTTTGATGTCCACATCACCAGCACAGATAAAATCCCGTACTTCGCCGCTGGAACTGTCCCGCATGCCGGCAGCCCATTCTTTTGCGATGGCTTTCACCCGTTCGGTAGTATATGCCCGTTCAGTCGGGTCATCTGAGGGGTGATAGGTGACTGCATAGCGGATATTGCCGATGCGGTCATAATTCTGTCCGATGCATTCATAAATGCGGAGCAGGATGCTGCAAAGAGCCGGAATGCCATGCAGAATAGAAACGCCGTAAATCTGCCCAGCTGGCGGATGCAACGCACAGAACAGCAGCCGTTCCGGATGGGGCAGCGGTCGTTCTTCGGGCGAGCCATCTGTCATTCGCAGAAAGAAGGCTCTGTCGGATTTTCCGGGCTTGAGGCAGACCAGATCGGGTTCTGCACAGTGTAGTCCGGTAATGCATCTGCGGCGGCTGTCAACGAGCAACTCTCCGAGGGCATTGCCGCAGGTGAGCAGGCTGTCGAGAAAGCGGTCGGTAAAACTCTGTAAGCCCTGACTGCTGAAATCGCAGGGAATCTGTTGAACAAACGCATCCAACTGCTTTTGAACAGCCGGGTCAGAAGCAATGACGGAATAACTGCCCGTGAGGCGAACAATCTTGCTCAAAGCAGCGTCAATAATCGGAACAGCATAGCGAAGCTGCCGATAGAGTTGCTGTGCAGTTTCGTCCTGTCGGAGCAGGGAGAAATCCCGATGCTGTTGCCGTTCCGCAGAGATGAGAACAGAGGGAGCAGCGGCAGGTTTTTTTCGATGAAAAAGTGACAGGGGAAACACCTCCTTTTTGAACTAAAAAGTTTTTCGGTGCAGCAGTTTTTCAAAAATGCTGCCGAGGTGTGGGCGAGTAGCCCACATTTGCGAAGCAAATTATATTTTGCAGTTCGGTTTTTCTAAGAGTAGTATTTTGCGAATATCATACTAACGGAGAATCTCGCTGAAACTGCATCCATGCCTCACCTCCTTCCAATGGCAGCCGTAAAGAAATCATCTTCTGCTTTCCGGCGAAGTACCGTAGAAACGAAATACCGGACATCATCCATCGCATGGTCAAACTCTTTTTTCGGAGCATCCCCATGCCGAGCATCTTCCCAGCAATACATTCCGAACTCTCGCAGCGTGTCGGTACAGGCAGCAGAAAAACGAATTTGTTCCTGCTGCAAAGCTGTGCTGACTCGCTGAATCCCAGCTAAAACGTCATTGTCTGCCCGAATCACTCGAAATCGCCCGTGTTGAGCAATGCAGGCAATCATGCTGGCAGCGGACGGGTCAATGATAACCGCTTCAATGGTTCGATTTCCAGCAAGGGCTTCCAATGCTGTATAATGGGCTTCATCCGTACGGGAACAGCCTTCTTTTCGGGCATCGTAATAATATTCCTGCAAACGATACCAGACTTGGTCTGTTTTGCAGTAGCCCCAAAGCCCGAAAGAGGAGGGGTTGACCGTTCCATAATCGCACGAAATATAGAACTGTTCGCATTCTGGTTTGTTTGCAACCACATGACGTTCTTTAGAGAACATCGGATAAACCACACCGCTGGAAACCGTCCATTTTCCCAACACAAAGCGGTCGTAAAAAATACCGCTGTAAAGCCGTTCGTATCGTTGCCGAACCCGTTCGCTCAGTCCCGGATTGTCTGCCATGGTGAAGTGCAGATATAACGCCCGTTTCTGTGCTGCCTTTTGAATCCATTCCCGATAAAACCAGTGGTAAGGGTGGTCGGGGTTGCAGTTAAACCACATCTTTGCAGTGTGCAAACTGCATCGTGCCAATGCCTGTTCGACAAAGGTTCTTGGCATCAGTGCGACTTCATCCAAAAAAACACCGCCCAGTGTAATTCCCTGAATCAGGGCGGCACTGCTTTCATCTTTTCCGCCGAACAGATAAAACCGATTGCTGCGGTTGCCGAGAGCAATTTCCACATAGTTGCGGCTGCTCTTTTCCGTGCAGGAAAATCCGAGTGTTTGCAGGGTCTGCAATAGTGGTGTCACCACATTTCGCCGTAAGGCGGTAATGGTTTTTCCGCAGAGTGCAAAGGCAGTGCCTTGAAAGCAAGTGGTTGCCCAGCAGACAAATCCCAGCGACATACAGACGGTTTTCCCACTCCGAACAGCTCCATCACAGATAATCGCATCATAATCCTGATACTGTGGCAATGCCCACCAGCGTAAAGCTAGTTTTTGTTTGGGGGAGAACGGCTTAAATGTTGTCTGCATGGGCAGTTCCTCCCGTCAAGGCGGTGAGCAGGGCATCTGCTTGAGATTGCGTTTCTGTCCGGCTGGCATAGGTCAGCATCTGTTCCATTGCCTTTTGTCGGTCACAGAGTTTGATTTCGACCCCGCCATTTTTATCCCGCTTGATTTCAGTGACATTGAACAAGTCCAGCTTGGCGAGTTCTTCCGGAGAGAGGTTGTCTGCGGAGAAAATCAGCTTTGCAGCATCATTGCAGCTGCCGAATGCCAGCCGTTCAAGTCCTGCCAGAACTTGCGGAATGGGACTGCGGAGGGAAAGGGATTTCAGCACACTTTGAATCAGTTCCCGACAGTCCGCCCGCTGTAACAGCAGGACACCTCGTTCCAATGCTTCTTCTTGTGGGTAGCCGGCGTGCAGGGCTGCTTCTTGGACATTACAAAGCATTGCATACCAGATACAGAAGCAGCGTTCCTGCGGTCGAATTGTTCGTCTTGCCATAATCATCATCGCTCCTTTCTTTGCTTTGGAGAGGGCTTGAATGGATTCAGAGGAAAAAGCCCTTTCACTATACAGCGATTTTCGGGAAAAACTTGTACGCAAACGTACAAGTTGCAACACGGTTTTACAATTTGTACATATTTTTTGTAAGAATCGCAAAAACAAGACCTTGATTTTTGTGCAGAATAACACTATTTTACGAGATACATTTTTATAAAAAATATTTTAATAATCGTTGCAAAAAACGAGCCGCAGGCAACCAAAAAGTTTTTCGATGCAGCAGTTTTTCAAAAATGCTGCCGAGGTGTGGGCGAGTAGCCCACGTTTGCGAAGCAAATTATATTTGCAGCATGCTGGCAGGCAAAAGCAGGGGTGGAACCCCCTTTTGCCGGACGCTGAAAATCGTTTTCTCTAAGAGAAATCATGCAATGCATCTTCTGAAGTCAAAGCAATAAACAAATATTTTATAATCATTCCAGTGAGCAGTTCCAACAAAATACACCGCACAGCATTGTCGCAACGCATAAAATATGCTATAATAGAACCAGCCTTTTTTCACACAAAGAATGAAGGAAACAACGAAACAGATAGGATTTGAATCAATATGAATCAATATACCGTCATTGGCATTCTCGCCCATGTAGATGCCGGAAAAACAACGCTTTCGGAGGCATTGCTGTTTCAAGCAGGTGTCATCCGCAAACAAGGCAGAGTCGACCATAAAGATGCCTTTCTGGATACCAACCCACTGGAACGGGAGCGAGGGATTACCATCTTTTCCAAGCAAGCTATCCTGCCCTTGCCGGAAAAGACCATCACCTTGCTGGACACGCCGGGGCATGTCGATTTTTCTGCTGAAACTGAACGAACCTTGCAGGTATTAGATGCTGCCATTTTGGTCATCAGCGGTCTGGATGGCGTACAGAGCCACACCGAAACGCTCTGGCAACTGTTGCAGCAGTATCACATCCCAACCTTTTTATTTCTCAATAAAATGGACTTGTCCCCCTATTCCGAAGCAGAACTGCTCACACAGCTACAGGAAAAATTATCGCCGCACTGCCTTTCTTTCACACAGAAAGATGCAGCCTTTTATGAAGCTGCTGCTCTTGCAGAGGAAGCCTGTTTGCAACAATATCTGGAAACAGAGCAGATTTCGGATGACCTGCTTCGCACTGCCATTGCAAACCGCACCTTGTTCCCCTGTTGGTTTGGCTCTGCTCTGAAACAGCAAGGCATTGCAGACTTTTTAAATCTGCTGGACAAATACGCTCCAACTGTTCCGGAGCAGTCTGCATTTGGAGCAAAAGTATATAAGATTACCGAAGACGAATCTGGCAACCGTCTGACGCATCTAAAAATCACTGGCGGAACGCTGCACGTTCGGGATAAATTGCCGAGTGGCGAAAAAATCACGCAAATTCGTCTTTATAATGGTGTAAAGTTTCAAACCGTCGATGCTGTCACCAGTGGTATGGTGTGTGCCATTACTGGATTGTCAAAAACTTATGCTGGGCAGGGGCTGGGAAAAGAACATGATACCGCACCGCCGACCCTTGCCCCCGTGTTGTTCTATCGGGTGCAGATACCATCATCGTTAGATGTTCATAAGGTGCTGGAAAATATGCGGAAACTGGAGCAGGAAGACCCACAGTTGCAAGTGCGATGGAACGAGCAGCTGCAAGAAATATCCGTTCGCCTGATGGGAGAAATTCAACTTGCTGTCTTGCAACGGTTGATGTTAGAGCGGTTTTCCATGCCGATTTCCTTTGATAGCGGAAGTATTGCCTATCGGGAAACCATTCAGAAACCAGTAGAAGGTGTTGGACACTACGAGCCGCTCCGGCATTATGCAGAGGTGCATCTATTATTAGAGCCATTGCCAACGGGCAGCGGTTTGCAGTTTGCAGCAGCTTGCAGAGAAGATGATTTAGATCGCAACTGGCAGCGGCTTGTTCTGACACATTTACAGGAAAAAACACACGGCGGTGTGCTGATGAATGCTCCGATTACCGATATGAAAATCACATTGATTGCTGGAAAAGCACACGTCAAGCATACCGAGGGCGGTGACTTTCGGCAGGCAACCTATCGTGCTCTCCGGCAGGGATTACTTTCTACAGAAAGTGTCTTATTAGAGCCGTGGTATCAATTCCGCTTGACGATTCCAACAGAATGTGTTGGCAGAGCGATTGCAGATTTACAGCATATGTCTGCAACTTTTTCCGCTCCGGAGCAGGCAACGCCAACGACACAGGTCTTGCAGGGAACAGCCCCTGTTTCCGAACTGCGAACCTATTCTGAAACGGTTGTCGCCTATACCAAGGGGAAAGGTCGGCTGTTCTGTCAGATGAAAGGATATTTCCCCTGCCACAATACAGAAGAAGTGCTGGAACAGGTTTCTTATGACGGAGCGAACGATCCGGAAAACTCTGGAGATTCCATTTTCTGTTCCCACGGAGCAGGGGTATTGGTCAAGTGGGATGATGTGCCGAAGCATATGCATTTGCCCTATGCATATGTTCCAGAGCAGAAAGCAGAATTGACACCGCCAGTACAGCTTGCTCGACAGGCGGAGCGATACCGTAGTCGACTCGAAGAAGATCAAGCGTTGCTGGGCTGGTTTGAGCGAACTTATGGGAAGATTCAGAGAGATCCTCGTCAGGCATTGGACAGGCTTCCGGATGATGTGACGGAAACTGCAAAAACTACTCCTTTGCAGCCACTAAAAACCGGAGATGTTTATTTGTTGGTAGATGGTTATAATGTCATTCA